TGACTCTGCAGCCACGCAGACGCGGCGGCGTTGACATTACCTGCAGGCCGACCGTATGAGGCAGTACGTCCTTGAGATCGAATACACCATTGTGGTCGAATCAGAAGAGGATGACTCTGAAGCAGTATCTGACAACTTTGTGGCGCGGCTCACTGAGTTAGCGCCGTCAAACGATCACATCCTGGGCTTAGCCGTCCAGGTGTTACCGATACCAGAACTGCGTGGACCATCAGATTGAAGGCTCTAACCTCATCCCGAAACGCAATGCAAAACACCAGTTCAGGCAACAAATCTTTGAGGCATGGAGCCGTGAGTGCGCGTACTGCGGCGCAAAGGCTAACACGTTAGATCACGTCAAGCCACGGCATAAGGGTGGCGCCACAGTTGCTAGCAATCTTGTACCGGCGTGTCAGATTTGCAACCTTAAAAAGGGCAGCGAAGACTGGCGCGACTGGTTTAGCCGTCAAGATTCGTGGACAGCATGTCGCGTGCTAAGGATTCAGGATTGGACGCTTGATTAAGCATTTGGTGGTAAAAAATTAATGCTTGCCATGCCTGCCTGTGCTCGATGCACATACCATTCAGGCACACGCGATAGATATGCCCCACCTTGTGAATCGTTGGTTTCGATATGTCCAAGAGGGGTATCGTCCAAAGGGTTACTCATCAGCATACGCAGCCGCTGCAGGCCACGCTTCTCTAGGTTCTGCAATCGTGTTTTGCTAATGCCCATACGCTGTTCCAATTCAGACCAACTCACAGGCTTAGCAAGGCTTCTGGCTTTAAGTATCTGTTTTGTTCTACCGTCTAGTTTTGCTTCAAATATCTCCATCATGTTGCGTATTTCTTGCCGCGTTTCAACTAAATCATTCTCGTATTTAGGATCAGCGATGTTATCGCAAATGGATGTAGTTTCTGTTTCAGCTACCTTTTGATCAAGACTGGTGACGCGATAGGTTTGTTTCATCAGATATGACAACTGTTCTATTTCAATCCCCATTGCTGCTGCCGTCTCAGCCATGCTTGGCTGGCGCCCTAGTTTATGGCTAAGGTCTTGCACCGTGCGGCCTAGCTTGTACAGCGTCTCATGCAGGCTGGTTGGCAGCCGGATCATGTCATCGCTTTGGATCAATGCACGGGTGATGCCCTGGCGGATCCACCAGTAGGCATAGGTCGAAAACTTGTAGCCCCGTGATGGATCAAACAACTCAACCGCACGCGCCAAGCCGATATTGCCCTCTTGAATCAGGTCCATCAGCTCAAGGCTTTTGTTGCTGCGTTTGTCGTACTTACGCGCCACATGCACCACAAGCTGCAGATTGGACTGGATAAACCGCTGCCGTGCGCGTTCACCGCTACGCACTTCGCGCTGCTCTTCAGTAGTTAGCTTTCTATCTAAATTCTTTAATTGTTGCCATTTTGCTACACGCCTGCCTAGCTGTATCTCTTGCTGCGGTGTCAACAGCGGATATTTGGCAATACTGTTGAGATAGTCTTTAACGTTGTCAGCCATGACGAATCCGCTGGTTCACACGATGGAAGCGAAGTTCCATGGCGCTGCCAACGCTAACATGCTGCGCCAGCTTCATGCTGCAAAAGATTGGAATGCCTTACTGGAATATGCGCTGTTGCTGGCTGAATCGGAAGCCAGCCAGAAATCACAGATACGGTGGTTGATTGCAGAAGCCATGCGATCATGCAGCGTCCAAGATTGGCATATCCAAGCGGCTAATGAACTGCTTGCTGGCCGTGACTAACTTGTCGCCGTTGTAGCTGCCGGTAATGGCATAGCTGATGGTCGGGCGTTGGCTCATGCGCCAAAAGACCATCTGACCAATTTTCAGGCCAGGGTAAATCGGCAGCGGCTGAAGCTGGCGTGCGTTTTTTAACTCCAATGTCAACGTGCTACCGTGCCAACCGGGGTCGGCGTAGCCAGCATGGAGATTCTCATAGCCCTCGCGCGCACGACTGGATTTCAAGAAAAACAAACCTGCAATGTCTTCAGGCATGTTGAATGTCTCCATTGTCTGCGCAAGGATGAACTGCCCAGGCACCAATTCGTACGGATGTTCGACGGTGTAATCCTTAATGCTGAGCGGGATCATCTGATGCCCTTGGACTGACTCAAGCATGATTAAATCACCCATTCGCAAGTCGATGCTTGCTGGGTTAATCAGGTCTGCGTCATAATCCAGCACCATCGAGTGCTGGCGAATCAGGTCTTGGATTTCGTGGTCTGAAAGAATCACTGGCCTGGTAAGGAGTAACGGTTTGCTCGGGTGGTTGTGCGGTGTACCATCGATGACCGCAGCCGTTGCATTTACGGCGGCGATAAATCAAGCCTGCATCGTCTTGCTTTGTGTAGACGACATAGGTTTTTTGGCACGCGCATTCAGGGCATCGGATTTGAATAGCAGGCATTGATCTTCAAGGTCTTTTGCCATTACTGCAGCAGAACGCAACATGGTGCTGAGCTTAATAGGCTCCATCTCGCGTGCCATCGCATAACGAATGGCCTGCCGGAAGCCCATACTAATGTTGCCGCTGCCTAGCTTGCGTGCCGCTTCAATTTCTTCACGAGTCATGCGGATGTTGACCGTGAAATGACGGCCTTGACCGTTAGGCCGGCGGTCGCTCGGCATCCTGCATCAGCTCCATCAGGTCAAGCATGTGCGCTGCAAAAGCAACATGCGTCATTACTGCATGATTGCCGGGCGCAATCCCATAGCTTTCACGCCACCAATCTACGAAGGCAGCCTTGATGGTTAGCTCGTTCATCATTGCCTCACTTGGACTGGCATTACCAAATAAGTTTGATCGACTTCAGCCTTCGGCTTGATCACGACTGGTGTTTTTTCACCATTTGCCATAAAAACCACATAGTCATGACTCTTAAAAGCCTTGAGTGCGTCAAGAATGTAGTTTACATTAAAAGCCCATACCCCTTCGCCTTCGTCCAAATAAGGCATCGACTCGGCGCCATTTAGCGCATCAGCTTCCGCTGTAATTGTCAAAACACCATTATTGGCTGCAACTTTAACGACCGAGTTGTGCTCTTCGGCCACAATTGCTACTCTTTCCAAACAGCGCAATAGCCTATGCCGATCCACTTCGATTTGATGATCGAAAGTTTTGGGAATAAGGCTAATCAAGTTTGGATATTTGCCATCCAGCGTCCTTGAAAAAATAGTGATCCCCTCATCAGTAACAATGACAGCTTGTCCCTTGTCCGTCGAAATAGTTACAGTTCGATCTTGGATCAAACGCATGGTGTTAGCTGGCAATACAAGGTCAATGCCGTCGGGCAGGTCAACTGCATAACGCATCATTCGATGACCGTCTGTCGCTTCCATATGTCCATTGGCAATGTGGATGCCCTGCAGAATTTGCTTGCTTGCATCTTTGCTGGAACATGGCAGACAGGCTTTCACTCCATTTGAAAGTAAAAGCTCACTGGACTCGGACTCTACCACTGGTAAAGCAGGGTAGTCGAGTGCATCGTGAAATGGAATCTTGTAAGCACCGTCCAATGTTTTGATTAAATTGTTGTCAATACTAATAGCATCATCCTCCTCAAAACGGTTGGTCAAATTTGCTAGCAGTTTGTAAGGCATTGCCAAGCTGCCATTTTTTTCGACTAGCGCAGGCGTTGTGATGCTGATGCCAAGGTCCATGTTGAATCCAGTTAAAGTCATCTCACCGTTCCTCGCATCGAACAGCACGCAACCAAGAATCGGATGGCTGTTGTTTGAACTAATAGCTGGTGAAATCGTTTTCAAAGCGTGGGACAGGTCGCCCTTTGTTGTAAGTAGTTTCATTGTCGGTGGATAAAACACCAAATTGCTTCGCCCAAATCCTCATCACCACCCTTGTGCCGTTCGCGCCAGATGTACTCTATTGCATTGCCTTTGATGCAACCACGCCATTCCTCAGGAGTGAGGGCTGATCGGATTGCATCGATGCAATCAATATTGCCACTGGTGTAATGGTCTGGATGGTTGATAGAGTCAGACATTCGCGGCTTCTTGCAGGTGAAGGATGATCCAGTCGTAATCGACTTGGAAGCTAGTGACAAGATCTGATGGAATCGGGACACCGTCGTCTTTCGCATTATCCAGAACTGCCGCAGCATTGGCAAGGGCTTCACGCATTAAACGATCTAGGTTTTGTATAACTGGTTTTTGCTTTTCGCTTATAAAAAGCAATGGATCAGGCCTGGCAACATTGATGTCCATTTTAAAAAAGCTCTTTCAAAGTTTGTTTTGTAATGCGATAGTACATTACCATGCCTGGCACCTTTTCAATAAAATCGCAATCACACAAAATCTGCAATCCACGGCTAACCATTCGGCGCCACCTAGGAAGTTGTTTGTGCATTTTAATAAGATCGCCTTCCCAAAAGTCTTCGAAACATGCTTCCAAATATGCGTTCATTGTGACCGCCGAAAAAGCGCCGTCGTGAAACTTAGGATTGTTGGCGATAATCCGCGAAATAATTTGCGCCCATTCTTGTGAGCTGCGGAATGGCAGCTCATCATTGGTTTTTTGTTCTTGCGCCTTTTGAACATGACTAATCTGAAACAATAGTGATTCAATTATATTTGCTGCATCCCTAAGGAGCTCTGGCATTTTTGCCACATCATCAGGCACCGTTTGCCTGATTTCGTCTTGCAACAGGCCAGGCATTTGCTGTTCAATCGGGAGCGCGGTGCCTTTGTACTGCCCTTCATAAGCAGGATCGGCGCAGGGCCCAACCCTGCAAGCTTTAACAATTTGGCCGGGTCGCAGCTTGGCGAACCACTCCTGTTTGTCTGGTGAAAAAATAATACCCTCATAAGTCATGCCGTTGTAGACATAACTGCATTTAGCCTGAAGGTTGCCGTTTCGAGTGCGCGAAGGCAAAAGAAAATTGATCCTGGCGTCGAGTGTTTCTGGAAGCATCAGCTTAATTTGGGTTTGCATAATTAGAGATGGGGGCATTGTTGCCCCCAGTGATGGTTAAAAGGGCATGTCGTCAGCAGAGTCTTTCTGCTTAGGCGGCAGAGAGAAGTCTGTTACCGACAAATTGATTGCGCCACCAGGCGTGCCATCTTTACGCTCAAATGATTCGACGTACGCCTGACCAGTCACGGTGATTTGAGCACCCTTGGTCAAATAGTCATCTGCTACTTTTGCCTTAGGCCCCCATACGGCACATTTGATGACCGAGACAATGTCTTCTCCTTTGATTTTTTTGTTGACCATCAAGGTGAAGTTGGCAACTTCGGTGTCTTTGATGGTCTTGAGTTCAGGATCGGCAGCGAGATTACCGACAGCGGTTACTTGCAACATGATTTAGGAATGGTGTTGGGCTGGTGTCAGAGGCTAAGGCGCTCTTGAATAAAGCGCAGATGCTTGGGCAGCGTGATATGCGCTGTCATCAATTCACCTTCGGGCACGTCAAAGGTTTTGTTGAACTCTTTGATAATCTTGTTCCTCACGGCTACTGGCTCTTGGGTGAGCAGGTCACGGATGGTCTTTAAGTCTTTGTCCGTGATCGGCGTGTCTTCAGGATCAAGTTCTGTCGCGGCAGGCTCTTGAGCTTTTGCTTTTGGCTTGGGCTCAACTTTGGCCTTTGCAACAGATTCTGTGGCTGGTGCTTCAGGGGTCGCCTCTTTAGCCGTTTCAACCTCTTCTTTTGCCCATAGCTCGTAGCCAAGGCTGAAAAAGTAAGCAGCAGCAGCACAAAGACCACGACGGTGCGTGTCAGTCAAAACACGGCACGATACCTTTTCAAAGGCAACAGGCTGGTTTCGATGGTCTTGGCATGGATAAGGAAAACAAACAGTTGATTCCCCTTCAGGACCACGGAAATAACCCATGATGTAGCCGCTGCCGTCTGGAGCTTTCCAGACATGACTGTTGTTGTCGTCCTGCATCAGGGCGAATTGCCAGCCTGGTGCGTTGGTGTGTAAGTGGTTTGCTATCCTTGCCCAACTGACGTAGTCAGCGGCATAAGATCCAGACCCTTTGCGGAATACGTCATCTTTTGTGATGGTGCCCGCCAAATTGGGGTAAGTCATTTGGTTTGGTGATTAAGCGCAGTGAGCGTAATGATTGCGCCTGGCTGCTCATTTTCAGTGCAGTAGCGCTTGCTGGCCGTCAAACTGACAACCTGCCGGTCATCGTCAAACAAAACGCCTGTCAAAGCGTCGTGGGTTGACCTGACCAGTTTTTCAATGTCGCCGTTTCGGGCAGACGTGCAGTGCATGGGGGCGGACGAGCGTAAACCATGTTTTCCGTAATGGGATGTTGGACGTTTAAACCGAAACACCATGGAAGCCGTCATCGGAGCAGCGGTGTCCCAGCCGCTTGGCTTGGCTGTCATGGACTGGTACTTCACATCCTGCCGCCAGGGCTTTACGTTTTTGCTGGATTCGACCATGACGCCTTTGCCTATGTGACGTTTTGAACCTTGTGGAGCAGGAAGACCGATGACGACGAAAGAAATGGTGTTTTTCAATCCATAGTGCGCAACTGGTAGTAGGTTGTCACATTCCTGGTCGCTAGTCCAGCATCAATGTCTTGCTCCTTAATGGTCCTCATAGCCCGTTCAGCATCTTTGCTGTACTTGTAAGAGTTACGTTCGCAACGGATGTACTTGGCATTGGGGAACTGGAAAATGCCATCCTCTTGTTGGTAATCTTTCAATTCACCAAAAGCAATGGCGCCTTGCAGTTGTTCTTTCAGGAATGCTTCTTTTTGCTCTAGCTCTTCTTTTTGATGTTTAATTTCGATCAGAGCGTTGATCAGGTCTTGTGCTGTTGTAATCGGAGTGACCATGGTGAGCATTGGGTTGGCAGTTGATTGATTGCTGCTCGACGTGATTTAAAACCGAAAGACCGACGATGCAGCTAGTTAGGCAGAAAAAGAAAGGAAAGGAAAGTTTGAAACGTTTGTGCCAAGGCACGTTTTGATAACTGTCCATTAGGACATAAAGACCACGGCGGAGCCGAACTGTTTGTTTCATTGCACTGCTTGAATGCGAACACGTTGAATCAATTCGCTTAGCAGCTCGTAGCCTTCGTCTTCGCTCGGGTAAATGTCATGCTCAACCATCAACTCTGTTGCCATTTCGGCCAGTGTGTCGATGTGGTGTTCCCAGACGTACTCGGCAAACTTGTCAGCCAGTTGATCGGCCAGGTTTGCGGTGAGGTTTGAAAAAGTCATGTTTAAAACGCGATGGGCTGGGAGGCTTGCCTCCTTGAATTAATTAAAGCGTGAAACTAGGCAAAAAGCAACCCTAAAATCGTTAAAAAAACAACAAAAGTGCGGGGACTTACGCGGTTGAACAGCTTGCACGGTGCCAATGCCGGATACGATTTCCTCGGAGCCACACCGCGTCCGCAGTCAGACCTTGTTCCATGCTTCAGCCGTTAACCCACCAAATGGTCCGATCAGTGGCGACTTACGCAACAGGAGCTGTTCGCACAATGCAGTATCAATGAGCTCCGCTGCCCCTAGATCAACCGTCGCTGAAGTGTTTTTGCACCAGCTCGTTGATTTCGTCAGGATAGTCTGTCCAGGCAGCTAACGCTTTTGCGAGCAAATCAGCTTCCAGCCATCCGAGCGGTTTGCCGAAGTGGCCGTCAATATTTCCAGTCAAAATCAAAAAAGCAGCGTAGGTCGGGGGAAACTGTTCGTTGTCTGCCCATTGAAACAGACGGTCAACGGCGTACTCAGCATCACGTAGTTCTTGGCTTTTCATGGCTCAATCAAACATGCCTGCATTGTCTTCGAGTGCTGTAACCAGACCATCGAAGTCCTCGCTGTCTGGCAGCACGGTGATCAAAGTGTCAACCAGGTCGGATCCATACTCCTCGCGCAAACAATCGAGATAGTCTTCGCGGTCGTTGTATCCATTGTCGGTGTAAACAGTCATTGGCGTCGTTGGTGATAAAAGGTTGTGAGTTTGTCATCAAGTTTGATTAACTTGTCAGCCCAGCTGCCTGCTTCTGCCTGGTCTTCTGGGTCTGGCAGGTTGTTGCGAGCATCACGAGCAAGCTCGTACATTAGATCAAGTTCGGCAAACGTGAAGTGGCAGACGTAGCCGTGGTCAGCTCGTTTCATCATCAGCGGAGAGCCATTTTTTCGGCGACGAGCATTTGCACTTCGCGCATGCGCTTGGCAACAACACGCTTGGCCTTGGTGCAAGCAGGCCAGTCACCACGAGCGAAGCAGTGGGAGTATTCGGTTTGAGCTTGGGAAAGGAGCTCTTTGGCGGTGGCGAGTTGGAATTCGATGGTTTGCATTTGAGGAAAGAAGTGGAGAGGCATCAGCCCCATACATTTATTAAACCTCGAAACGCAACAAAAAGCAAGTCATTTATGACTCAGAAATGATTCGAAATGATTTAGTTTTGCTGCTTTTTGCGTTCACGTTCTCTGGTTGCCGCTCTGCTCTCGATTTTTGGTTTGCGGCTGTTGTTGCCTTTTGCTCGCTTTTGTCCATGTATGGCGTAACGCTGTTTCGTCACCTCTTTTGCAGCCTCAACAGCTTCCCAGTAGCCAGGCGGCTCCAGCTCTGAATGCTCCTTGAAATAAGTGGTCCAATCCATCTTGCTTAAAAAGGGCAGTTCTCCAGTTGAAACACGTCCCAAGCATCAAGCCATGCGCCAATGCAGTCGTCAGGCTCGTTTTGAATCAGGCGGCAGCGGTTTGGTCCGACCACAACCGTGTAGCACCAATCCACATACAAGCCGTGATGATGGCCGTTCAACATCGCCAAGTAACCACCTAGTTGAGCTTTGGCTGGCTTGCGCCGATCAACAGCAGTTTCATTGCCAACAGTCTTTAGGTCACCCAATGCGATCTTGCCATTTTTAGATTTGACTAAAAAATCAAAGCTGCCGCCTACGCCCTTTTTGTGATCGCATAGGCGGTACTCGACTGCCAACACCTCGCTGTCGCGCAGCAGCCAACAATCCTGCAAAGCACTGGTCCATTCGCCGTAATCGGTATCTGGCAGCGGCTCCTGCTTCAACATGGCTTCGCAAAAGGCGTGAACAGCATTGCCGCGAGGCGCCCACACATGCTTCGTTTCCTCAAATCGACGGTGCTGTTCAAGGTTAAAACGATTCACCACACGCGAAACGCTAAACGGCAACCAGCGCCCGTTGTATCGGTATTTGTGGATTCCTTCGTGGAACTCCAGTCCATTGATCGGCTCAAGCACTTGCAAAAACAGTCGGTTAACAGGTTTAATTAAAGCTGTTCTGCTTCAAAAAGCACCAATGGCAGTCGGAAAAGCAACCGGAATCGGCATCGACAACAGCCTACTCGATCGGCTCGAACAGTTTCGACCACCCTACATGACCCAAAAAGTGCACATCAACATACTTGTTGAGGAAGCATTGAAACGGCTCGAACAGCAGGAACAAGCTCCTGTCGAAACTGGCACGCTTACGCTGAAGTAGCTGGCTGCCGAGGCTCAAGCGAGTCGAGCGCATTGCCAAATATAAGGCAAAATAAAAGCGCCCTAGCTTGGACAGAAGCCAGGGCGATTAGTCTCAGCCGCTCGATTTTACATGACTTTCGCTGTTAAGTCCACGGGCTTTTCTGTTCTTCCGTACAGGTTGATGGACGAACAAAAAGACCCAAAGATTTTGATTATTTATGCCTGGCTTCATCGCCACGGTTGGAACTCCAACCATGGTTGTTTTGCGTCTTTGGCGACGTTGGCTGGCGAGGCTGGCGTATCCAGAAAAACCACGCAACGGGCATTGGCCATCCTCGTCCGTGACGGCTGGGTGACTGTGGAAAACCGTCCAGGCAAGACCGCCGTTTACCGAATCCGCTCCGAAAAAGCCAGGTCGAAAACGACCCAAGTCAAAAACGACCCAGGTCGAAAACGACCTAGGGGTCAGGTCGAAAACGACCTAGGTACCCAGGTCGAAAACGACCTACGAACAAAAACCCATAAACAAGAACCCATTAACAACAAAAAACCCTTAAAGCTTCAAACCGAGTTTGAAGCCGTTTGTTCGAAGCCTGTTGGCGACAGCAAAAAGCGGCAGCGGACCAAAGGCTCAGAGGCTTTTGAAGGGTTTTGGAAGCTGTACCTGTCCGCACCTGTTCGGGCAGCTAGCCAGTCCAAACCGAAGGCTTTAGCGCAATGGCAAAAAATCACCCGTTTTGAGCCGGAACGGGTTTTAATGGAGGCGCTCGAAACCGAGATCAAGCATCAGCAGGCTGCTGGTGATGCGTTTGTGATCCCGTTACCCGATTGTTTCCGCTGGCTACGGGACGAGCGTTATGCCGTCGTCAACGAGCGCCCTGCTGGCAGCAGCGGCTTTAACCACGAAACCTATGTCTTCTGATGTCTTTGAAATTATTTGACTACGAAAACCGTGGGCGTTACGTCCATCAGGTTTATGACAACAAACAACGCCTTTCGACGCAATCTGTTTATCGCTTGGCCGGGTCAGGCAATTTTGCTGAAACCGAACTTGGTGATCCGAGGTTTCATTACTCGCCTGTCAGCGGTGACCATGCGATTGGCAAGTATGACAAGGATGGCCACTACTGCACCTACCTGCCGCCAATCCCCAGACCTGGCTCGAAAGAACCTGTTGGTCGATACGTGCGCCATCCGTGGGCAGAAGAGGAGCGCCGTCGTCAAGGCGCGATGGAGGCTTGATCCGTGAAACAACCGAAAATTGGAGGTTTGCAGCCGCTCGGCACGTTCCAACAAACTGGCGAAACGCTCGCCCGCATGATCGCCAAGGGACTGTGCACCCTGGACGACCTTGACGACAGGCCGCCTGGTTCAATTGATTTGCCCATGCCTGAGTACCGAAACATCGCCCGTGATTGGATTACGGGCAACCGCAACCGATGGGCTGAAATCAAAAACGAGTACGGGTCAGCTTCGGAGCCAGTAATCGAGCTGGTTTCCCCAAGAGACCTGCCCACAACTGAACAACCACTGCCGTTCTGACCGCATGAAGCGCATCGCTGTTAAGTGCTACTTGACCCAAGAAGAAAACGAGCTACTGTCGCGTCAAGCGAAACAGCTCAACATGGAGCGCGGTCAACTGATTCGCCAGAGGGCTCTAGGAGCCGCTGCAGGGCGCTCGAACGGCTCGGCAGGCAAAACTCCCTTAAAGGTCTACCACGAGGCCGTTGCAGCCGCTTACAGGGTGTCCAATGGTTACGCCCCTCGCCATGTCGTTGAAAGCATTGCCGCTGCCGTGCTCTGCTGCGTTGATCAACTCCAAGTGGACGAGGCGTTTGACGCTGTTGCCTAAACCGGCTAAAAAGGAGCGAAAGCCAGTCGTTTCACATGGTTATCGCTCCTGAATTTATCGATCAGACCCCAGTTGAAGACCTCAGGCCATACGACAAAAACCCAAGGACCCATAGCGCAACTCAAATCGAACGCCTGGTGAACTCCATAAAAGAGTTCGGGTTCACTAATCCACTTCTGATCGATGACGATCAAAATGTCATCGCTGGTCACGGTCGCCTCGAAGCTGCAAAAATCCTTGGCCTTGAAACTGTCCCAACAATTACTCTGTCGCACCTAACGTCAGAGCAAAGGCGTGCTTACGTTATCGCTGATAACCAGCTAGCTCTTAACTCTGGTTGGGATGACGACCTGCTCCAATCAGAAATTAACGCACTCGGTGAACTTGGCTACGACTTGACCCTTCTCGGCTGGGGCGATGAACTTCCCAGTTTCGGTGAAGAAATCGACCTGTCTGCCCTCGAAGACGAAGAAGACTTGTCCGAATACGCTGCTGGCGTACGCAAAGCGATTCAGATCGACTTCGAACCAGAAGACTACGAAGAGGCGCAGGCACTGGTATCCGCAGCTCGCAAGTCTGGTAAATATGTCGGCATGCTTTTAATCAATGCACTTAAAGACGATGCTTGATTATCAAATCGCTATTCCCTCTTACAAGCGAACGGAAACACTAGCGAAAGCAACGCTGTCTATGTTAAAAAAACATGGTTGCGACTTTTCGAACGTAACCATCTTTACCGCCGACAAAAACGAAACCAAAGCCTATTCCGCCATGCTTGGCATGGTCGGCATTCGAGCTGAAGTAGTTACTGGCGAACCAGGCATCGGCAAGCAACGCATCTTTATTAACAAACACTACCCAGTTGGTACGAGGGTTCTCAGCCTCGATGACGATATTTATGCCTTGTCGATCGTTGATGAAAACAAAAAACTGAATCCCTGTGATTGGACAATCGACCGCATTGCCTTAAAAGGGTTTCAAACCTGCGAAAAGGTCAACGCAAAAATGTGGGGAATCAATCCCGTTGAAAATGGCTTCTATATGGATCGCACCACCTCGATTGGCCTGCGATACATCTGTGCCAACTTCTTCGGGTCTTACGCCGGTGATCCTGTTTGGACCGCCACAGACCGTAAAGACTTCTCTTCAGGCGAAGACTTTGAATCCACGCTTCGATCATTTGTGCAATACAAAGGCGTCGTCCGCCTAGACGGTATTTGCCCTAAAACTAAATACTTCGCGCAAGGTGGCATCTGCGCTGAAATAGGCGGTGAAGACAAACGCAAACTAGACCATCACAAGCACCTCACCGAAATCGCTGCACGTTTTCCGCACCTATGCAAAACCTACAAAAAATCAGACGGCACTACTAACATCAAACTAAAACCAGTCACACGCGGCAAAATTGCTTGGCTATGACCATTACAAAACTGCCAACCGTCATACTCAAACCCGTTCAGCACACCGTCAAAATCGGTGATTCTGTAACCAACCTGCAACCTACAATCACGGATTCCTGCATCCTTGTGGACCCTGACGGCAGTCAGGTAGGACTGTTCCTCAAAGAGCTTCCGACAGAACTGCAAAATCTGGTCAACATCGCTGACCTCGAAGTTCGCTCCGATCGCGTTCCAAAATCAACCATGCGCCGCTCTTCAGGCATGATGGGCGCCGCCAAAGAAGTTGAGCAATACTCGGCCATTCTCGGCTCATGCCCGCCTAAACCGCACATGCGCCGCCCATACCCCACACGCTCGTCAATACACTCCAAAGCCTCGGCGTCAACATTCGTCCGTGCCATGCTCAAAGCAGGCAAACTCGCTATGGGTCTCGTCGCTCACTACATCCCAGACGTCCACGCCAAGCACCTATCCGTTATCGAAAAACGCATCCCATCAGATTGGCGCTTCACCCCATACTTCTCCTCAACCATCTCGAACTGCAATATCGCTGCCCCAATCCACCAAGACAACGCCAACGTCAAAGGCGCCGTAAACCTCATCATTACCAAGCGTCAAAACTCAACAGGCGGCAACCTCTACGTTCCTGATTACAACGCCACCTTCGATCAATCAAATAATTCCCTTCTCGTTTACCCCGCATGGCGCAACATGCACGGCGTAACACCAATCGTCCCAACGCATCCTGGTGGTTACCGTAACTCTCACGTCTGGTATGCTCTAGACTCTTTTGCAAACCTGTAATAACAAATATGGCTGGTAAAACTCGTTGCACTGCAGCAGAAAAAATGTTCAGAACTGCTCGTATCGCACGCATGATTGCCAATGGTGCGACACGATCGGATCTTTTGCAATACGGTGCTGCTGAATGGGGGCTCAGCCCACGCATGGTAGACGAGTACCGTGCCGCAGCAATGAAGGAACTGGAACTTGATTGGAATCTTGACCGCCAGGCCTACGCGGCAGTCCTGTTATCGCAACTTAACATCGTACACAAAAAGTCTATGGAAGGCGGCAACCTGGCTGTCACCCTTGGCTGCATTAACACCGCTGCAAAAATTGCCAAGATTTTGGATTGATGGGGTTCCTTAGCTCATTGCCCTCGGGATCTGTTCTTTCGCCGATAGTCGAACCCAATACTGATGCGCAGTTAGCAATCGCCTCAGTAAGCGATACCCTTTACGACACCCTCACCGAACCGCAACGCAAGGTATACGACGCACCAGAACGGTTCAAAATGCTTTGCTCTGGTCGTCGCTTCGGCAAGACATATCTTTGCATTACTCGTCTCGTCAACTGGGCTGCTACTAAACCAAACAGCCTGAACTGGTACGTCACGGCAAACTACCGGATGGCGAAACAAATCGCCTGGCGTCAACTCAAGGCCATGATTCCGCCTGATGTTTGCGTAAAACGAAACGAGTCTGAGTTGAGCCTTGAACTCGTCAATGGCAGCATCATTGCCCTTAAAGGCGCGGAAAACCCAGACACGCTGCGTGGCGTCAGCCTTTCAACTCTCATCGTTGACGAAGCTGCGTACGTCAAACAAGACGCTTGGGAAATGGTTCTGCGTCCTGCTCTGTCAGACCAAGGTGGTCCGGCTTGGTTTATTACTACGCCCGCTGGCCTGAACTGGTTTCATGATCTTTGGGAACAAGCGCAGCAGGAACCTGACTGGCGTACGTTTTCATACTCCACCATTGAAGGTGGCAACGTATCTCAAGAAGAAATCGACGCTGCCAAACGCACCCTGGATGAACGCACCTTTCGCCAGGAATATCTCGCCAGCTTTGAAACGCTGTCTGGCCGCGTTTATCCAGACTTCTCTGACGACAACATTTCAGACACCGTTCAGGACACAGGAGCTGAAATCTACTGGGGCACAGACTTCAACGTATCAGTCATGGCTGGTGTTCTTGGCAGTCGCGTGGGCGACACGCTGCATATCTGGGATGAACTGGCAGTCAACCAGTCCAATACCGACGAAGTTTGCACCCTGTTAAAAGAACGCTTTCCTGGCCGCAAAATCATTGCTTATCCAGACCCGACAGGTTCAGCTCGCAAGACCAGTTCCGCCGGTAAAACTGACCATGACATTATTCGTCGTTACGGCTTTAGCTGCATGAGCCCGAAAGCTCCTTGGTCGGTGAAGGACAAAATCAACGCGACCAACTGGATGGTTCGCACTGCCGATGGGCATTTGAAACTATTTGTCCACCCTCGTTGCAAACACACCATCAAAGCCTTGAAAAACGTGACATACAAACAAGGCGCAGACGAGTACGTTATTGATAAATCAGCAGGCATTGAGCACTGGACCGATGGACTTGGATATCTGATCCTTGGTGCCTTCAATCCCCTTTACGAGCGTGCTGGCAAGGGGACTGGCATTAGGATCTATTGATTGCCATTCCCTTAGACTGCTCGCATCGACAGCGTTAGTTTGCCGTGTACACCGGATACAACTTCTACGACCGGCCACTAGCGCAGCGGACTGTCACAAAAGTCCAAGACCCTAATACGGCATGGTTTACGCAAGAGCCGCATTGGATCCTGATTGAAGACCTGCTGCAAGGCACCTATGGGATGCGCAAGAAGCATCGCCGGTACCTGCCGCAGGAACCACGCGAACTAGATGAGTCCTACGACAACCGCTTAGCACGCAGTGTGGTGCCGCCGTACTACGTCCGCCTTGAGCGGATGCTGGCAGGGATGCTTACCCGTAAGCCAGTCAGGCTTGACGATACGGCTGATGCCATCCGTGAGCAGTTGTTTGATGTTGACCTACAAGGCAATGACCTCAATGTCTGGACCTACGAAACCGCACGCAAAATGGTCCGCTATGGGCACGTTGGTGTCTTGGTGGATGCACCGGCTTCTGGGGGTAGACCCTATTGGGTGAGCTACACGCCTAGGCAGATCCTTGGCTGGCGCACCGAGCAGCAAGAAGGCAAACAGGTGTTGACGCAGTTGCGGCTGTCGGAAGTGGTCACCGTTCCTGATGGTTTATACGGCGAAAAGGAAGTGCAGCAAATCCGGGTGCTGACGCCTGGTGAATATCAACTGCACCGCAAGGATGACAACAGCGACTTCGTGATCGTTGATGAAGGCCGAACCAGCCTTTCAGAGATCCCGTTCAGCCTCGCCTATGCACAGCGGCATGGCTTTATGGAGTCGCGTCCGCCGCTTGAGGATATTGCCGAGCTGAACCTGAAGACCTATCAGATCCAGTCTGATCTGGACAACCAGCTCCATATCAGCGCCGTGCCGATGCTGGCGTTTTATGGTTTCCCGTCAGCAGCAGAGGAAGTCAGCGCTGGTCCTGGCGAGGCGATTGCATTTCCGGCTGATGGCCGTGCTGAATACATTGAGCCGCAAGGCAAATCCTTTGACGCGCAGTTCCGCAGGCTAGAGCAGCTAGCACTGCAGATCAATGAACTTGGCCTGTCGGCAGTCCTTGGTCAGAAGCTCAGCGCCGAGACGGCAGAAGCAAAACGCATTGACCGCAGCCAAGGCGATAGCACCATGATGGTGATCGCGCAGAACATGCAAGACATGATCGACAATTGCCTGCAATACCACGCGCAATACCTCGGCAACGCAACCGCTGCCGGTAGCGCGTATGTCAACCGCGACTTCCTTGGTGCACGCCTTGAGCCGCAAGATATTCAGGCATTGCTGTCGCTTTACACCGCTGGCACCATCAGCCAGGAAACGCTGCTGACCGAACTGGCAGAAGGCGATGTCCTTGGCGATAATTTCGATGTAGACGAAGAGCTTGAGGCCACTTCCAATGCGGGGCTTGACGTATCTTCTACTGGACTGGCTGACAGACTGGTTGGTGGCGCTGATGATCTTGGTGGAACCGAAGAAACCGAGGCGACCGGGGATTGATTACACGATGTGCGAGCTGCCTAATGAGGTGCTTGCCGTGGTGCGTATGAAGTATTACCGAAACGGCAAAGCTGATGAGGTAGACGAAATGGTGATCATGGAAGATGGCCAGAATGGTTATGACGCTTTTGCCGCAGCGGTCCGTGGTGCATTGACACGCGGCGCTGATGTAAGCATCAGATCGCAGTACCGGCCAGATCAGCTAGGGATTCTGGGATGAGCACACCAGAAGCGCTATACCGCAATGCGATTGACCTGAACCGTTACAGCAACAGCGTGGCGCGGCGTGTCATCAATGCCTATAACGACATCATTATTGATGCGGTCAATCAGCTACGCACCATTGATGAGCTCGCCGCACCTGTAAAAGCTGCACGGCTGCGTGGGATCCTTGCGCAACTTAAGGAATCGCTTGGTACGTGGGCTGGTGATGCTACCGAGCTGACCGCTGCCGAACTGCAAGGCATCGCGCAGTTGCAGTCTGAGTTTGTTACCGAGCAGCTAACCAAAGCGCTGCCAGTTGGCAGCCGTGATGCAGTACGCACTGTTGAGATCAGCCCGCAGTTTGCTCAAAGTGTGGTCACAACTGACCCGACGCAGATCAACGTGGTAGCGCTTAGCGATGACCTATTTGCAGCCGTCCAAGGCGCACCGCAGACCTTCGCATTGACCGCTGCCCAGGGTGCCACTATCACGCTGCCCAATGGCGAGGTGGTCAGGAAAGCCTTTCGCGGCATTGCTGTAGACCAAGCTGAACGGTTTAATCAAGTGGTAAGGCAAGGACTTCTTACCGGCGAACCGACACCCGAAATCGCTAAGCGGTTGATCGGTAACTTGCAGTTTGGCGAACGTGCCCGCAATGTCAGACAGCTTATCGCTGCAGGTGGTCAGGCCACAGCCGTTGCTGACAATCAAATCATGGCACTAGTGCGTACTAGCGTGAATCAAGTAGCGAACAGCGCTAGCCAGCAGGTCTATGAAGCGAATCAAGACATCACTAAAAAGTATCGCTATGTGGCAACACTGGATACCCGCACCAGCAGCATTTGCCGTGCACTGGATGGTCAAGAGTTTCCATATGGCAAAGGTCCAACACCGCCGCAGCATTTCAACTGCCGCAGCACGACGGTGCCAGTCATCGACCCAGACATCTTGCCACCATCAACGACCGCAACACGCGCAGCAGCAGGTGGCCAAGTGCCGGCCAACATGAGCTATGGGGAATGGCTAAAAGAAAAGCGCCCAGGAGAGACAGATGCTGATCTACTGGTTCGTCAAGCAACTGCGCTTGGTGCAGGCAAAGTTCCTTATTTCCGCATGTTGTCCGAAAAGTACGGACCACAGAACGCGCTTGCCAAACTGGTACGCGACGATGGATCTGAATTAACCTTAGACCAACTGAAAGCGCGATATGGACCTGCCAGGACTTAGGCATTTCAAGGATGGCCTGATCTATAGCGATCCGGTCGAAGCATTGGTTGGTGAAGCCTGGGTATCAGCAGTGCTATGCCTTGAGCCATCTGGTGACATGCACTGGGCAACATTGGACATGGCTAAACTGAGCCCAGTGACAGAATGGCGTTATGGCCAAGAAAATGAAGGCAGCTCAGAAGAAGGTGGGCGAGGTGATGAGCGAGTACAAAGCCGGAACACTCAAAAGCGGCAAACCCGGTCCCGGCAAGGGTCCAAAGGTCAAAAGCCGCAAGCAGGCAATCGCCATCGCACTGTCTGAAGCTGGCATGAGCCGTAAGCAACCTAAGGGCAAAAAGAAATGAAACGCGGTGACCGGGTTAGCTGGATGTACCAAGGTGCCCGCACCTTTGGCGTGATCACTAGTATCGGTGGCGAACGCGCCACTATTGCGACACGCAGCGGTGGCAGCGTCACCCGCGTCGGCAGTCAGGATGACCCGATTGTGCGGATCAAGTCTGAGTCAACCGGCAATGCGGTTATCAAGAAGCGTTCCGAGCTGAAGCCAGCACCACGGCGATGAGCATCACTTATCGCGGCGAAGAGTTTGAGGGTTACAACAAACCCAAGCGGACGCCAAAGCATCCGACCAAATCGCACGCGGTACTGGCCAAGGATGGCGATACGGTCAAGTTGGTCAGGTTTGGTCAGCAGGGCGTATCTGGCTCACCAGCGCGCGAGGGCGAATCTGCAGCAGCTAAGGCTAGGCGTGCATCCTTCAAGGCAAGGCACGCCAGTAACATTGCTCGGGGGAAAATGTCACCGGCTTATTGGGCGGACAAGGTGAAGTGGTAGCAGCCTCTTGGCGATGTATCCAAGTCTTCAGCTCGCAGATGTAACGCCTCAGGTCATGCGCTCTGGCTGCGTGCCAACCGTTGCCGGTCTTGCGATACAAGTGCTCGTGCCGGTCAATGGCATCAAGCGTTTGCTTGATTAGCGGGTTCCATGGTTCCCGCACTGGCGTATTCCACTCACGTTTTGACATGGCGCGAGCGAGCCATTACGATGACAGCGTAATTAAGCCTGCGGCTTATCCATGTCTGATGAACAACAAACCCAGGAGCCTGCGGCTACCGGGGGTGACATTGAGATCCTTCAACGCAGCATCCAAAATTTAGAACGCAAAAACCAAGAGCTTGCAGACGAAAAGCGCAAGCTAAGAAAGTATGAACGGATGGCAGAGCAGCTACCAGAAGGAACAGATGTCAACGAACTGCTGGAGTTCAAGCGCAACTACGAGCAGCAGCAGCTCGAATCACAAGGCAAGTACCAAGAAGCCCGGCAAGCTCTGGAGCAGCAGTTCCGTGAGGCGACGGCTCAAAAGGACCAGCGCATCTCAGAACTTGAAGCCCGTGTGCGAGAGCTAGAGCTGGTGACACCTGCAGTCACCGCACTGGCTGAGATCGTTCACGACCCCGACATGGTGCTAAAGACCAAGCTCAAGCCCGAAGCAATTGAGCGTGAGCCTGACGGCACCGTCGTTGTGGTAGACGGCTATGAGCGCAAACCTGTTGCGGAATGGGCAAAAACTTTGCCTGCGTGGATGCAAAAGCAACCCAAGCCGCAAGGCAGTGGTGCTCCATCTGCAGGTGCGACAGGTGGCAGCATCCCGGCTGGCATGACCAATCCGTTCAATCGTGATTCATTCAATCTGACTGAACAGGCACGGCTGTATAAAACAGACCGTGACTTATATGAAAGAATGAAAGCAACAGCTAACCGCTAAGCTGTTGTCACCGGCTGCGCTGGTGCATCGGGCTGCGCCCACACCCGTAAATCCATTTTTGGTGATTCATCATGGCGACTCTTCGCTCTGACATCATCATCCCAGAGGTTTTTACGCCTTACGTCATCGAGCAAACCACCCAGCGTGATGCCTTCCTGGCTAGCGGTGTGGTGCAGCCGATGGCTGAGCTGAACGCTGCTGAGGGTGGTGATTTTATCAACGTTCCTTTCTGGAAGGCAAACCTGTCTGGCGATTTTGAAGTCCTTTCGGACTCCAGCAGCCTGACCCCTGGCAAAATCACTG